GTAACGCACTCCCCGAATTGATTAATCAAAACGGGGAATCCGTTATTCTTAAAAAGTCTATCAAAGATAGTCATTTTTTTAGGTCGTGATATTGCTTAGCAAATGGCCCGCGGCGGGGTACAAAACCACTTCGTCGACATCATGGCGAACGCGGTAAATATCGGAACGAACCGCTTCGTCTCGATATTGTTCAACTGTTCCGCCGATGCTCGAACCGTCGGCCCCCCAATGGAAGGTCCGGCCCAAACATGGTTCGCGGAAATCGGCCCCGGTTGCAATCTTGGCAACCATCGCATATTCGCCCGACCAGATTTGTGCAGGGCTTGCGGTTTGGCCTTCGGCCGCTGAATTCTTAGAAGAACCGGCGACAATGATATAATCCAGGTCGAAAATTTCGGCCAAGATTTGTTCATTAACCAAGCCCGCGGCGTTCGCTTTACCGGCTCCGCTTGCGGCGATTCGGTCTTTAACCTGGTCAGTATTGCGAATGTTTCGCATTACTTTCTTATTGACAATCAAAGCATTCGCCCAAAGCCCGGAAGCGTCGTAAATGTTTTGAACGGCCGCTTCGACATCCGTAATCGGGGTCGCGTTTGTTAGGTCGTCCCATTCATTCGTTACGCCAGTGGTATAACTCGCGAAGGTCGTCGGATTATAAACCGCGTCCGCTACTCGTTGCTCGGCATTACGCAAAACAGCAGAGTAAGCGCGAAGCGAAGCGATAACTTCGGCGTCGAAGTATTCCGCGTACATTTGGGCTTCGCGGTCGTCCACGGGTTCTTCGGCTCCGTGTTCTAGGCAAGTGTAAGTAGCGGGTTCGAAGGTAAAATTCCCGCGGGCGTAACCGCTACCAGGGGCGCGTTTTGTGTCGCGCTGTTGTAGCAATTGGGCCAAAGGAATCTTTCCAAAATTTCCCGATTGCGAAGCGACTTCGACAACGGGGAAAACACGATGGGAAACAAACCCTTGGGCGTCCATCGCCAAATCGAATTCCATAAACGATTCGGCAATGTCCGGTCGAAGGGTACTTAATGAACTTGATGGGTTCGGCATTTTATTAACTCCTTAAATTTTGTTTTAGCTGTTAGCAGTAATTCCGCCGACGACGGGCATTACTTCGATAACATCGTTATCCGCGGTCGCGGCTTCTAAAGCGATTCCGACCAGGTAGCTTGTAGCTTGGGCGGTGTCTTGAACTTTTCCGCTGGCTTCGGAATAAACCAAAACGCCCGCGTTCAATGCTTCGCTGGCAATCATTTTCATCGTTCCGGCTTTGCTGAAAAGCGCGACGTTAATTACATCGCCGGAAGCAAATGCTTCGGTCATACAAACGCCAATCCCGCGGTCGGCCAATCCCGCTTGGGTAACCTTACCGTCGGAGTCGAGTTTAACCCGTTCGTAAAGACCAATCGCAGCGTCGGCGGTTGCTGCTAAATATCCGGTGTCGTTAAATTGTGACATTTTCTAAAATCCTTTCTTAGTTGATTTCGGCTAAATAAGCGGCCCGTAAACCAGGGTTTCGACGGTTCGCATTACGTACCGCGTCGGCCCGATTTCGACCCTTGGCAATTTCTTTTTCAATCGCGTTTTGCCATTGCTCCGCGGCGGTTGCTTGGGGGCGTCCGCTTGCGTTCGCGACCGGGGAATTCCCCGATTTGGCTTTAATAACGATTTGCTTTTCTTCTTCTTCTTCTTCCATTGCTTCCACTTCGTAACCCGCGGAAACTTCTTCTTTTTCTTCTTCCATTGCTGAAAGTTTGGCTTCGGCTTCTTTCAACATAGCTTTAAGCTCTTTGTTTTCTTCTTCCAGGGCTTCGGCTAAGTCGGCTTTTTCTTCCATCGCCTTCATTTTTTCGGCTTCGGCTTCTTCCACCGTCGCTTCGGTTTCCAGCATAGCTACGATAAAATCTTTATCGCTGCTAATCGCTTTTAACTCTTGATAGGTCGCGGCTTTTGGTGTCGCCATTTTTTCTATCTCCGTGTTGTTAAGTTTCGCCACCAATCGCGGCGGCATCCTGTTTAATATTGAATCGCTAAAAGCGAACGCTTCCAGCGTTTGTTTTTTCGTGATTTCCGTTACGAAACCTTCCGCCAATGCTTGGTCGGCATCCAACCAGGTATCGACCGCAAGCATCGCGGAAACATCTTCGGGGGTTTTCCCGGTTGCTTCGATAAATGCTTTTTTCATTGCAGCGTCGGCGGTCTTTAACATTTCCACGGTTTGTTCGTGTTGGCTAACATTGCCGAAGGTTTCCGACCTGGCCCCGTGAACCATTAACATTCCGTTTTCGGAAATCTCGCGTTTGTCTCCGGCCATCGCGATATAAGCGGCGATTGAAAACGCCCCGCCGTCTATTACTGTCGTAACTTCGTGGGGATGTTCTTTTAGAATGTTGTAAATCGCTAAACCTTCGCGAACGCTTCCGCCGTCGCTATTGATTCGAACCGTAACCGGTCCATCGGGTAACCGTTCCCGCAAACCTTCCGCAATTCCGGTTTCTACGTCCCCATAGATTTCGATTTGTTCCATTTGCTTCGCCTCTAATTCGGCTTTCGGTTTGTTTATTCTTTTCGCTGTTTCAATGGCCCAATTTATCCCGGTATCCCCGCCCCATCCCAACCAAGCGACGTAGCCTTTATCCTTCCAGGGCGTCGATTTGAATTCGGGATTCACCGCGGCGTTTTTGCGGTGTCGATTAAAGGAAGCCATTCGTTTAACAATGTCGGCCGAAACCGGTTCCCCGCTTGCTAATTGTCTGGCCCGAACCCAACCGGTTCGCGTCATTCCTTTAACTTCGTCCCCGTGTTCTTCCCGCCATCGCAAAACCTTTTTTGCGTTTCCCGCGGCTCCGCTTGGGGGCTGATATTTATCGGCCATCTTCGCCCCCGTCTAATTCGGTTTGTGGTTCTTCGGCGGGCGGTTCAATTTGCATCGAAGCGGAAACCCCTTCGGGGCTTGGCAATGGCAGCAAATCCCGCCAGTGTACGGGCTGCCCGTCTTTATAAGTTTCGTTTAGTTTAATGGCTTGGGCTTTAGCCCTGGCGATTGCTCCCGCGTAATCGTCTATCGCTTCCGCGTATACTTCGTCCCATTGCCGGCCATTGTTAGATTGAACCCTACGCGGCGAATTAAGGCATCCGCGTAACTGTTTAAGGTCGCCTTCGGCATCTTTTACCGGTTCGATATACGGCCAATATTGGGGGTTCCATCGGTGCTTAAAGAATCGTTCGCCGATTCGACCGTATAGATTCGCCAAAGCGTTATCTTCCGCCAACATTTGGTGGAGTTTCCAAACGTAAACCGGCGAATGGAATCGTTTAATTAGGTTTTCTTGGTTCCGCTTAAAACCCTTGCGGGCTTCGTCTACGGCTCCCCGCCATCCGCTGAAATTGGTTTCGCTTCCGTCCATTAGAACCAAGCAAAGCGGCAAACCGAGATTCACGCCGATTAGCTGCAAAATCAATTTCACGTGTTCGAAATATTCGCTATTCGGAACATTCGGCGAAAACCCCTGCAATTCTTCGCCAGGGGCTCCGATAATTTCCATTCCAGGCGTTATTCCTTCAATGGCCCGCGTTCCGGCTCCGGTCGTTTCGCTTTCGCTGTATCCGTAACCCTGAACGCTTGGAAGTCCACCGGCCCCCATTGCTTGTTTACGGAATATCGCGAAACAAGAAACGATTTGCTGCTGAACGACTTTGGCAAAATTGACATCTTCCAACATTCCCGCCAATTGAAAGACGGGGGCTAATGCGGTGATTCCCCTGGTCATTGTGGTTCGCTTCGGATTGTAAACGTGGAACAATTGACGAATCCCGTTTTCGTCCCTTACATCCAATGCGGTTTCGGTTGCTCCGAAGCTGGTAGCGCGACCGGTCGCGTAGGGGTCCACCAAATCCCGCGTAATGTAATATCTTAGACGCTTTCGAAACTGATTCATTTCGACGCCCAAAACGACATTTTCTTTTTGTCGGGCGGTTCCTATTGTGTGGGCTTCGAAAAACTGTAAATGGCCGTCCACGGTTCCCGTTATCACACAATCGCCGTCTAATTTGCTGGCCCGCGAAGCTGCGACTTCGTAATCCAAAAACGTCATTTCCCCGGCAATATCTACTGCGTCGGGATTGCAAGACCAATCCGCCCAAATTGCTTTTATTGCTTCGTCGGCTTGTTTATCTCCGGTTTGGGGGTCGACGGTAAAACCCTGCTGAACTTCATTAGAAACCGCCCGGTCGATTGTTTGCCCTATAACCGAATCGTTCCGGTCCATGTCGCGGGCTTTTTCTATATCGTTGTAATATTGCCATTCAACACGAGTATGATAATCGGCGGTTCCCCCTTGGGGGGCCAATCCGGTTCGGCGTCGGACAAATCGCGATTCCCGCGACATATCGTAATCGGCCTGTAGGTTTTCCCAATAGTTTTGAAGCCCGGTCTTTTTCTTTTTGTTCATCGTGTAAACCCGTCCATTCCAAGGAATCGAACGCGACCGGAATTAACCGCATTTGCTGAAATGAAATCTTGGGCCCGAATCATCATTGATTCGACTTGCCCCGCGTTTAAGCTCAAACTATTACCCTGATGGCTTGCGCTATTGGGTCGCAGAATTAGCCACCGCTTGGCCGCTGTAACAAATGCTTTCGCTTTGGTAACGCTGTCGGCTTCTTCGAAGTCGGCGTTATCTAAAAGCGTTTGTTCGATTTGTTCGACGGTGTAGGTCGTATCTTCAGACATAGGATTAAATTTAATTGAAAAACAGTTTCGCAAGAATAATAAAAAAACCGGAAACCCCTTACCGTTTTACGGTTTTGGCTTACTGGTCTAATTGTTCCAAAAGCCATTTAATCGCCTTCGTATTATTGTTTACCGGCGACCCGTCTTTTAGTTTGCTGTTGGAATCTTCCAAACCCCGCGTAAGTCTTTTGAAAGCTCGGGCGCAATCTCCCGAAAGACCCTGGACATCAATTCGGGTCGTCGCGTATCCCGTCGCGTTTTCGCTTAGTGGAACTTCAATCGTTACCGTTCCTTTTTTCTTCCGGGGTTTCCGGGTCGTCGGCTTCTTCTTTTCTTCCTTCGGCTTTTCTTCAATCGGCGAAACTTCGGTTTGTTCGTTCGTTCCTACTGTCGGCAAAGAATCCATTTCGTTTATCTCCGTTCGGTTACAAGATACGGTCGGCCATTAAACCCGCCTTGGGTTTGTGTTTTTGCTTTGGGCTTTCTTACGGTTTCCGGCTTGGGCTCGAGGGTAACCCCTAACATATTGGCTGCGGCGCAAGCCAAAACAACCGCGTCCAGCCAGTGGTTATTTTTGCTTCGTTTGTACCAACCGCGTCGAATCCCTTTCCCCTTTATGAATTCTTCCCGGTATTCTTCGGAAACCATATGTTGCGAAAAGCTAATATGTCGGCGTTTGTCAGTAGACGCGAAAAGGGAAAGCGTCCCTGGTTGCAGAAAATGGTTTTCGTCGAATGTTTGGGTAATAAACCTTTGGTGAACCCAAGATTTCCAGAAATCGACGTTTACGTTATAAAGCCAAAGCCCCTCGGTCGCTTGGTGCGAAATGTTCCAATTATTCCCGACCATTCTTTCGCGGCTCGGTTTGTGGGTTCGGAACCGGTTGTTATCCCATCCCTTCGACGGATTAAACGGGGTTCCCCCTACTTCGCGAACGAACTGATAAACCGCCGAAGTAAAATCTCCGGCATCGACCAAGCACAAATCCGGGGGTCGCTGCCAAGACATCAAATCGTCGCGCCATTCCAAAAGCATTTTTTTAATCGCTAATTCGACCGCTTCCGAATCGCTGCCTTTTTGTAATCCGTAGGTTTCCGCGACCCCATAGTTTACGATTCGCCCGACCGCGTTTCCCGACCAAGCTATATCGACCCAGTGGGAACCGTATTTACCGACATCAATACAAGTCGTTCTAAACTCTGCATCGTCGGGGAAAACCCCTTGGTTCAAACCGTGGACGCGGAGCCGAACCGTAGACGAACGCAAACCTGCGGTTTCCGTCTCGGTTAAATCGTCGGGCTCGTTTTGCAATTCGCAATTAACAAACGCCCATTTCTTATCGGCCGCCTGGTCTAAAACTCTTTGGAACGCGCTAATATGTAGCGGCCGACCATCCCGCCGATACTTCCGGCTTTTGGCGTGGGGGTTCCCAATGATTAACCCGCGTTCGATTTCCGCTTGGTTATCTTCGTAGAATTGGTAAGACTTCGGGAATTCTTTACTTCCTTCTTTCTTTTCTTCTTTTCTCAAATCTATATATTCGTCGCGAAGCAAAACCGGCTTTTCATCTTCGGGCCATTGCTTTACCGCTTGGAATTTCTTACCGCCCCATTCGATTAACTTTTTGTAAGTAAGGCATTTTTTATTTTGTACGGTTCCCAAAACGACGCGGGGAATGGTTTCACCGCTTCCCAATCCGCCCACATCGTTATCCAACAAGCGTTCCCGGATTCCTATTTGATGGTCGCTGTCGGCCGATTCGCGGGTTTCCAGGTCGTCGCAAGGGGCGAAGTCGGGACGGTCGCCGTCGATATTGATTCCGCGAATATGGGCATCCAAACCGCGATAGGTAAACTTGAACCCGCTGTAATCGCTGCCTTCGATAGTCGGCAAAACTATATGTTCGGCTTTCCATTCCAGTTTTGTAAGTTTCCCCTTATGGGTTTGGCGTCCCGCTTTTTGCGGGCTCCCCTGGATTGCTATTATGGGGTCGCAAATCTCCGGGAAATCTTCCGCAAGTTCCGGGTTTGTGAATGTCTTTTTAATATGGTCGAACGACGTTTTCGCGCTTGCGGTCGTCGCTGCAATCCAAACCGGAAACCTGATTATCTTGGCGAACATTAGGTAAAGAACCATATGTTTCAGGGTTTCGGTTTTCCAATCTCCCCGCGGGGCGCAAATGATTTCATCGGTGTTGTATTTGGCACAATCCACGATAATCGCGACCGCTTCTTTTTGGTCGTCGCAGAATGGCCGAAAGAAAGACTTCGGGAAATAACCTTTTAGAAACTTCAAAGGGTCGGCCAATCGTTCCGCCCTTCGCTCTGGGTTCGCGCAGGTTCGAACCACAATGTCGCGGGCTTTCTTCCGGGCTTCGGCGACCCGCTCCGCGTGTTTCTGTTGGTAGCTTAAAACGTCCATGCTTTAATTAGTCACAATCTGTCGTTTTTTCTCACTCGTTTGCCAC